TCAGGGCCACCTAACCGGAAGCGTACAGAAAAGGTATGCACGTGTTGCAAAAGACCGTTCTAAGGATGCTTGACGGCGTTTTCTTTTTGAAGGACGAGCCTGATTCCGAGGTTGGGCCTAACTGGAAATTTCGGCGCAAGCTAATCTTCGGTTCGTATCGCCTTGGCTTTGCAATGATTTTATTCGGTGCGCTAACATTCCTGGTGGATCAGTGGGGAGTTGGCGTAACCTTGATAACAGGCGGAGTGTCACTTATCTCTATCATTACAACGGCTTACACTGTAAGTGCATCGTGGCAGGACGGTAAGAACACTAATACAGAATGGACGAATGAAGATGTTTAGTAAAGAATTTTGGTCTTACAGCGGAGAACGCGCTATCAAGACTGTTGCGCAATCAGCATTGGCTTACCTAGGCACCGGAAGCGTTGGTCTTTTTACTGTTGACTGGACAGGGTTACTGTCTATCTCGCTTGGAGCAGGGCTGCTTTCAATCCTGACTTCAATTGTTTCTAAAAAGTAGCTAACCTAGCCTTGCGTATCCTGGCTCTTTGACCAGAGCCTAAGCCACCCCAGATGCCATATTGCTCATTGTTTATCAATGCAAACTCAAGGCATAGTGCTTGAACGGGGCAGGCTTTACACAGAATAATTGCTTGTCGCTTCTCTGGAAGCCTATGCGCACCTTCTGGAAACCACGCTTCTGGATCGGACTCTTGACAAGATGGCGCTCCGGTTTCACGGATGCCGTTGGCTAATGCTGTAAGCGCTTGCTCTGAGTTCATAAGCAAAAGCTAACCCTACAAATTCAGTTTGTCAAATCCGCTCTTCGGGCGAAGTCCCGCCCCATACTCCGTAAACCTGATCTGTCTCTATGGCGTACTCGTAGCACGCATCTATAATCGGGCAGGAGTGGCACAAAGCCTTAGCCGCTTTAGTAGCTGCTGATCTAAGCTCTGGTGTTCCTAAGTCTTCTGGAAAGAACAAGTCCGGCAATCTTTCGCAAGGCACGCCACCTTCTTTGTGGATGCTTTGTAACAATTTGATATACCTGGTTGTAACTTGTCCGTTGCCCATAGTAGGGTTCAGACTACCAACAAAAGGAGCAACACATGGAGTTTTTTACACCGGAGCGTCTAAACGGCGCACGATTAGTCGGCCTATACACCCCAGGAAGCCCTGAGTGGCACGCTGAGCGGTCTTTAGGTATCGGTGGTAGTGAAGTGGGCACCATACTAGGTTTGAACCAGTGGGAGAGCGCCTACGCCTTATGGGCCAAGAAGCTAAACCTGATCCCGTCCGAGATAAAAGAGAACTGGGCAATTCGGTTCGGTAAGGCTTTTGAAGCGCCGATACTAAATCTGTGGGCAGAAGAGCATCCCGAATACGAAGTCTTTGAGACTGGCACCTACGCAGACGAATTCTGCGACTACAGACGCGCTAATCCAGATGCGATTGCACGCCACAAAGAAACTGGCGAGCTAATGGTGGTCGAAGTAAAGACAGCGCGGATGCCTTGGGACGAAGTGCCTAGATCTTACTTAGCGCAAGTGCAGCACTACATGGGCGTACTAAAGATACACAAGGGCATCATTGTCGCAGTGGCAGGCATGACCTGGAACGAATACGACGTGCCATTCAATCAAGACCTTATAGACGTGCAGAACACGGCGCTTGACCGCTTCTGGAATTCAGTCCAGACGGAAACCAAGCCAGACTGGGACGGCTCTGAGTCAACCTACAACGCTGTCAAGTACATGAACTCTGACATAGAGGAAACTGAAGTTGACCTTGGCGAACTAGGCCACGAACTTTACAAGGCGCAGATAGCGACCGACGAAGGATACAAATACTTGATGTTGCTCAAATCTAGGACACTAGATACTATGGGTTCTGCTAAACACGGTTTAGTGGATAACATACGAGTAGCATCACGACAAATCAGGGCTGGATCTCCAACCTTGATCGTAAACAAGAAGGCAAACCTATGAGCGAAGAAAAAGAAACAATGCCCTTAGAGATAGGGCTTGGTAGTTACATCGGCCTCCGTAAAGGCGGAACGCTAGTCACGGGATTAGTCAACGGCATAAAGCTTGCCGACGGCATCCTAGAAAAGATATCCCTAGAAGATATAGACCTGTGGTTCTACATGGACTCTGGCTGGGGCTTTATTGAGATGACCGGAGAGGACGAGGAATAATGGCTAGATTCAATTTGGAAGACTATGAGACAGTCGAGGAAAGGATAAAGCGCTTCTATGAAGCTAATGAAGACGGCAGGATTACAACGGAAAACCTCACAACCGATACTGACCGCGCAACTGGAACTTGGATTGTCAAGGCTTCGGTTTACCTCACTGCTGGCGACCAGGCTAACAACCTACCTAAAGCTACAGGACTTGCGTTTGAGATTGATGGCGGGCAAGGTGCCAACCAGACATCAGCACTTGAGAACGGAGAGACTTCCGCGATTGGTCGAGCATTGGCCAACTCAGGACTAAGTGGCAACAAGCGAGCCTCGCGTGAAGAGATGGCTAAAGTAAAAAAGGGAATCACGCCGAGTCCTACGATTCGAGATTACGAAGCGGAAGCATCTAAACTAAAAGATGTAGACGGACTACGCTGGCTCTATGCGCAAGCAAAGGGCGAAGGCGCATCATCGGAAGTACTAGAGAGGCTGGCCGAAATTGCAGGATCTTTCAGTGCTGAAGGCGAAGATTCGGGAAACCGAGGAAGCCTACCACGTAGCAAGAACGCTGGGACGACATGAGATGGCTAAGTTCTGGAACGCCGAAGTCATCCATTATTTGTTGGTGCTAAGTGCTGCACTCAGAGATAATAAAAGAGATAGCGGAGTTGACGGCGGAGAATCGTCGGGGCGCTGAGGCTCTTTATGAGTGCGAAGTCCGACTAGCTGAAGCAGAAAACGCTTTAGACCTAATCGAGCAGAAGGCGTTTATACGGGCTGAAGGCACTGTGGCGGATAGAACTGCCCTTTCACGCTTAGAAGCCGCTGACGCACGCTTACAGCGCGATTTACGCAAGGCTGAGGCCAACCGTGTCCGTGTCAAAATTCGGTCACTCGAATCTGCGCTCATGGCAACCGCTACGCAAGCCAAGCTAATGCAAGCCGAGGTTCGGCTGTGAAGATTGCAGACATCCGCAAACTACGCGCTCGCGATCTATGGTGCTGGCACTGTGGCGAGTCTGACAACTTGGTTCCGCATCATGTTGCCGGAAGGGGCATGGGCGGCTCTAAGATTGCCGACAACCTACAGAATGTCATACTAATCTGCGCTGAGTACAACGGACGCATGGAGAGCGACGCTAATGTCGCAGCCGAGGCACGTGATTTCGGTCACAAGGCATCTAAGTTCTCGGCACCAGGGCACCCGATACTCGACTACACCCGCAAGGTGTGGTACACGCTGGATAAAACAGGTGGCAAGACTGAGTGCGAACCACCGTCGTATCTAATCTAAGAAGGGAATACAATGCCACTAATCAGGGGCCATCACGCATTTGACGATCACTTTACTCAGATACCGAACAACTGGCTGCGTGACTCGCGATTGACGTTTAAGGCACGCGGTCTTCTAGGTCTAGTCATGTCACATTCGGCTGGCTGGACTTTGAGCATAAATTCAATCGCTGAGCAAAACCAAGAGGGAAAAGATGCTGTCAGGTCTGCGATCGCAGAATTGTCGCAGTTTGGATACCTCTCACGGGAGCAGGTCAATGAATTGGGGCGCTACGGGGAGTCAATCTGGACAACGCATGACCCGTCGGATAACCCGATGACGGAAAACCCGACGACGGTAAATCCGACCCCTAAGAAGAACAAGCTTAAAGAAGAACAATCTTTTAAGAATAGCAAGAGAACTACTGCGCAAAGTCTGTTCAATGAGTTCTGGAAAGAGTACCCAAGG